GAAAAATAATCCAGTAATCATCCGCTTGTTGACGGATTCGATTGTAGCTAATGTTTGAGGAATAAAGGGGTAGACTACAATTTCAGTTTCTTTTTCCACAAGGGACTTTACGTGTTCTGGTGTCAGGGTTTTTTCGAAATCTAGTAGGGTCATTCTGCTGGTCCTTTGGTTAGGTTGATGATTGCGTAGAGTTCGGTCAGGCTGACGTTGTGGACCGCCGCCGACGTGATGGGTCCGATGATGGCAGCGTCTTCGAGCGCCAGAAGCATGGGCTTCGTGATGGACGTGGCCTCCAAGCGTGCGATCTCGGCCTTGTAGAGGCTGATCCTGTCGCCGTAGTCGGCAAGGTCGGCGCTGACGTAGGATGGGCGCACGCCGTTTCCGTATTCCGCCAGCATGTTCGCGGCCATCTTTTCGGTGTGCTGAATTGCGCCTTTTAAGAATGCGATTTCGTCCCGTGTTGATCTGGTGGTCATCATTCTTGCTCCCCTGTAAATTCGTCTAAGTTCAAAGCCCAAAGGTGCGCTGATGCGCGGATTTGATCTGGCCGCTCATGGACTTCTGCGCGGGCGATCTTTCCCTGCGTGAATAGCGACTTCAACCACAAAGCTGCGTTGGTTGCGTCAAGGCCGATTTCGTCCGCGACTTCGGCGGTGGTGTATATGCCGCCCTCCCGTAGCAGGGCCAAGATTTTATCCTCACCTGTCGCTGGTGACTTCTGCGCGGCTTGCATCTGGATCACGCGCCAAGGCGTCTGGGTGGAGTTTGGGCCGTCATTGTGGGCGACCACAACGTCATAGGTGTGCTGGATTGAGATGTTCGCGCCCCGTGCGATATGCGCGGGGATAAACACCTGCGCCAGCGTGTCTTTCCTGATCCCGAATGCGGTGTCGGTGGGAAGCCGATTGGTGACTGTGATGGTTGCGTTTTCGGTGGTCATTGGTTGTTCTCCATTTGAATTTCCTTCAAGGCCGTCTCGCCCTGATCCAAGCCTTCGCGGCGGGTGATTGCGAAGCCATCAAGAAGCCCGCTTTCCGCGTGGATTTTGCGCTGATTGGCTGCTTGTGTTCGATTGCCAAGCCATGATTGCTTAACGTCTTTGGTGGTCTTGTGACCGCCTTGATGCAGGTATTCCCGCGTTATAGAGTTGAATAGGCGCACTGGTCTGGACATGCCACGCGCTGCTAAGTTCTGTCCTATGTCGTTGAACATTGGTTTAATTCCCCATTGCGATGAATAAGAGCATTGATGCGCCAGCGGTGATGATGATCACCGAAGCGATGGCGATGGCGTCGAGGATCATGTAGCGGATGCGGTATTTCATTTTTTTACCCAGTGCATTCGCCGTGATCTGCTTGGCAAAGTGCATCTTCTTGGTCAAATATCCAATCGCCTTGACGCTTAACCATGCTCGTAAGTTCATTGCGCGAATAGTTATTGCGAAACAGATGACCGCTAATATCTTCTTGCCTTTGCCACCACTCCGCACGGTCTGGGTGCAACCTTGTCAATGCCGCGAGGGATGCCTCACTCTTTAGAAAGCAACCATCGCAATTCCCGAAGCCAGATTCCACCTTCAAATCAAAAGGCATTTTGCTCCAGAAATTATTAACTATATCTTTAGTCACATCTTCAAGCGGGAACCACCGCTCTACGCGCTTGTCTGGTGATGGCTTTTTTCTATGCGCTTCATCAGCCCTGATCCCCAGCGCATTACACCAATACTTCCAACCTAGTGACATCAGATAACGTCGCGCTGGTAAAATCTTTAAATGCTCAGTGCAGAACCGTTGCGCCTGATTTGGGACTGCCGACTTTCTCACGATCAAATCAGAAAATGGCTTGCCATCCCTGCTTGCAGAATTGTGTGACACGACATTAAAAATTGGCTGACCGTCAATCCTCTCTGCGTCTTCGACCCAAGTGATAGGGACATTCCATCTTTCACCACATTCATGCACGAAGTCCAATGTTTCTGGCATTTCTCGACCCGTGTTGGAAAACACGACACGGCAGCGGTCAGGCAAATCTCCATTCACTGCAAGAATTTGGTGCAGCATGTAGGCACTTGTCCGACCACCGCTAAAACTAATCTGGACGTTTCCGCTTGGTAACGTGTAACTTCTCATTTTTTTCCCCTTTGTTAAGCTTTGCGCATCCAGTCACGGCGCTGACGCAGCCACCTCTGTGCGCGTGTTATATGTATTATTGATTGTCATTGATTCGTCTCCTTGGGTTAATTTCATTTCGTAAGATCATCATACGCAACAACGTTGCAGGGTGCAAGCGAATAACAACACCCTTGCGCAACTATTTCGCATGGCGTAATTGAGGCACATGGAAAATGTCACACAAATCATCGAAGCAGCAGGTGGCCGTCAAGCCGTCATTGCCGCATTCAACATCAAGCTGCGCGTCTTGCTGCACCACGTCCAAGCAGGGCAACTGCCAGCCGTTTGGTTCGCCGTGCTTGAAGACATGGCAAACCAACAACTGCCGCGTGAACTATTCTCGTTCAAGAAACGCAGCTAAAACCTTGGCGGAGGCGTCTTTCGCGCCCTTGCCCACGATCACCTTCTGCCCGATCCCCTCAAGATAGGCGATCATTTCACGCTGTTCTGGTGATAGCCTCCCGCCCGTCGTGCGCTTCATTTCAACCCACACGCACCACTCAGGGATAAACAAGTCAGGGACGCCGCGCACTACGCCTTCCGCCTTCAACCGCTTGGCAACAGACAACGCCCGCTTTTCCCCGTTTGGTATCGCAAAGATCAGGACGCGAGGAAAACGCGCCCTAAACCAATTCACAAAACCGACCTGATGCTGATGCTCAGAAGGGGATTTCATCGGCAAACATTTCCCTGAGATTGTGGGCGAGCTTTTCTTTTTCGGCTTGCGCGGCATGGTCAACCTCTTTCGGCTTGTAATCGAATTGGACAATCTTTTGAAACTTGCCGTCAGGCACGGTTTTAACGCGGCTCGGCTTCACCCATCCGTTGCACTCGTCCAGCGCCTCGTCGGTGGTCATGGCGCTTGCCACAAGCGACGGCATACGTGCATGGTAACGGCTTGCAGCATATCCACCGTGCGAAGGACAAAGCCACTCACTGATGCGCGTCAGGCCGCAGTGATACGTCACCCGCAAGCTATCGGGTTTGCCTTCCTTTTTCCACCGTTCATAGGTCACGTCGTCAACGTCCGACCATTCGGCCACAACTTGCGTTGACAGCATCGCCCCCGAATATGCCGTGCTGACGTGGTTCAATTCTGGCGGTGGAAACTCATGCCCGCAGTTTGGACATAGCCGCGTGGCTGTCGCCATCAAGAACTCGCATTCTGGGCATTCTTTGACAGGCGCAACGCCATCCCCCGTTGATGCCCTCTTAGGCTTGATCTGATCCAACAGGCCGTGCCGCTGTACGTTGCCGCCAAAATCCAGAACCAGACAATCCGTTTTCCCTGTCGCTGGGCTGATCCGCGTCCCTCGCCCGACGATCTGGACATAAAGCCCCGCGCTTTCCGTTGCCCGCACAATCGCAACCAGATCAACAGCGGGCGCATCAAAGCCAGTTGTCAGCACATCGCAATTCACAAGACACCTGACCTTCCCCGCCTTGTAATCGGCAATCTTTCGGGTTCGATCCCGTGGCGCATCGCTTCCCAAGATCGTCACAACGCTGATACCTTCGGCGGCGATACCATCGTGCAACATTTCAGCATGTGCAACGCCTGACGAAAAAATAAGCCAGCTTTTGCGATCAGCCCCAAGCTTCACAATCTCCGCAACCGTTTCCGCGACCAACTCAGGATCAGACGCAGCGCGGGCAAGATCGGCCTCGACAAACTCCCCGCCACGTTTCTTCACATCGCTCAAGTCGATCTGGCGGTGCGCAGCCTTGGCAAAGACAGGCGACAAAAACCCCGCATCAATCAACGTCGTGATTGGTATGTCGTAACTGATCCCGTCAAATATCGCGCCATCGCCTTCGTGCAAAACGCCGCTGTCGAGGCGGTAAGGCGTGGCCGTCAACCCAACGATCTTCACGGCGGGGTTGCAGATCGTCAGGTCTTTGATGAATTGCCCGTATCGCGTTGTTGCGTTCTTGGGCAGCATATGCGCCTCGTCGATCAGCACCAGATCGGGCGCTGGCACCATATCATAGGCGCGTTTCCAAACGCTCTGGATGCCAGCAAACGTGATCTGCTTGTCCAGCCGCTTTTGACCAAGCCCTGCCGAGTAAATGCCAACATCTGACGCGCATTCGGGGGCCAAAGAAATCAGCTTTCCCGCGTTCTGCTGGATCAATTCCTTCACATGCGTCAGCAACAAAACCCGCGTTCCTTGAAAAGACATCGCGTCTTTGATCATCTGGGCAATGATCAGGCTTTTCCCAGCGCCCGTGGGGGCAATAATCAAAGGGTGGTCGCCTTTCTTGTCTGCCCAATAGCGGTATGTTTCGTTGATTGCCGATTGCTGATACGGTCTAAGGGAAAATGTCATTGCTGCCGCCCCTCGAACAGAGCCTCGCTGTTGCCTTCGTTGGCGATGACCTCGCCTTCCTCGTCGTGATACACAACGCGATCTGGGCTGGCGTCCAGCACCTCCCAGCCCTTCGGCATCATCGGCGGG